TAGCTGAACGGATTAAAAAGGGTGAGTTTGATAAATTCATTGGTGGTCTTCAAAATGCTCATGTAGCAGAAGATGTTGCTGAATTATGGGAAGAAGCAAAACAAAAAGATTTAAAAAAACAGGAGGTGGCATAAGCCACTTCCGCAACGGAGAGATAAAAATGAAGAAAATACAAGGTAAATGGTTAGAAACAGCACACGGAACAATTATTTGGGAAGTGTATCCTTCTTGTGGATGTAGGCATGTAGTTTTAGATGCTGAAATTATATTAGACGATAACGGCAAGGCTACTAACTTAAGCGGCGGAAATTTACATGGCTCAGACCATAATTGCGGAGATTATCCGGACCCATGGGAAACCATCAATCTAGATGAATATATATTCATTCATCCATCTATAAGTCATGCACAAGCATATGCAAAATATCAAGATGAGTGTCTTAAGTTTGATATGTCGGTGATAGAAGAAGAGGGAACTAAATTAGCTTGGTAAAAAAATAAGGAGGCGGCATAGGCCGCTTCCGCAACGGAGAGAAAAATGAGATTACAAATGACTTACAGAAATGTAATTAGCAATTACGAAATTGATACCTCTGATGAAGAAGATATGATTGATTTTTTACATCAAGATGTAATGTGTTGTTTAGAAGAGAATACCGAATATGACGACACAGAAGTAGACGTAATTCTTTCTGCCATACAGGAAAGCTCAGATTGGGATAAAGCACTTGGAATAATGAAAGCAGCTGGATATGACTTTAGTTTAATTACAGATCGTGTAGATCTAGAAAGCATTATCTAAAAAAATTTGCAATTAATCGTTCCAGAAACTAATTAAATATATACATAGGAGAAATTATGGATAAAATAAGAAAGCCGGAAAACTCTAAATCTTTAGATCTAGAGAAGTCTTTTGAAGACTACAAAGAAGCTTACGAAAATAAAGAAGTCGAGGTGCACAATGACTGAGTACACCGAAGCGATACGTAAGATCCAAGAGCAACTTAATCATCAAGCTTGGCTTAAAACACCGAAGCTAATACACGCTAACGGTGGCAAGGTTGAGAAATGGCTGAACGACGGATCTGTTGAGATCTATAGAAGGAACTGGCGCGGCAAATACAAACTTGCAGAAGTTATTAACAATGGCAAAGAAACAAACTGAATACGTTAGACCTGAAAGGATTAGATTCCTGCAAGGATTGAAAGGAAGAAAATTAATAACTAAAGAAGAATATGAAAGATACACCGTTAAAAAATGAGTTTTATTTTGCCGACGATGAATCAGGCAAAACAGTCAGGTGGAATTGGTCCGAAGATTATCAGCATGCAGCTTGGAATCATAAGACCGGAAAGCCTAAGAAAAAGGATTTGATCTTACTGGACAACCTAACACCAGAAGAGTCAGAAAATATTAAACAAGAATTGTATATGGATATTCTAAGAAACGAATATCCTAACGCATCAGAACTTAAGGAAGAGAATGAACGAAATAATAGGTACAAAAGATTGTAGGCACTGTGGCTTGCCATTCAACATTACAGTACATAAGACAGCCAAAATATATTGTGGAGACGCATGCAGAAAAGCAGTTTATGAAACACTCAAGGAAGGTCTATAATGTGGGCGGTGGAGACAAACGAAAAGTTTAGGCAGATAGTAAAAGAAAAAGGCCTTACATTAAAACAAGCAGGCAAAGAAGTTTATGTTACAGAGGACACCGCAAAGAGCTGGTCCTCTGGCAGACGTAAGATGCCTTTAGTATCGCTAGAATTGCTTAGTAATAAGTTAAATATTTCTTTTAAAAAAACCGATTATTTAGTAGACAAGGATAGTGAAAAAGACTAATATTTGATTCCTAGGATACGATAATTGTATCTTTTGTAGAATTTTAATTCTCCAAACAATATAATTTTTTTATAATTTGTCACCTAAACTCATAGTAAACGTATCCTAGAACTTTTCAAACAAACCCCAGAGATCTCCCCTTTGGGGTTTTTTTATATATGGAAATAAACCCACTCATAGTTTGGAATGCATTTATAACTTTGGTCGCAGCACCGCTTTTATATGGTATCCGCAAAAACGAAAAAGAAAACGCGGAGTTAAGGATAACTCTGTCTGATTTTCGCATTGAAACCGCAAAGATGTACGTTACAAAAAAAGATTTAGCAGAAGACGTTGACCGCATACTGCAACAACAAACTTCAATAATAGATTCAATAAACAGATTAGACGCAAAGGTAGATTCATTATTACTGGATAAATGAACGAACCAGTATTGTTCGGAAACATGAATGAATGTGGAATTGTATTGGTAACACTATCCTTACTTGCATTAACAATTTTTTATATAAGAAAACCCTAAATATGAGCTTAGAAAGATTAGAACTTACAAGACACTCTTACGATCCAAGAGGAACGCTAGGAAGACTATGGTATCCAACTGGACGCTATGATTGGTTTCAGGGTGGATTCCTGCACACTGTTGAACGACCTTGGCTAGACAATGCACCTAACATTAGTTGCATACCGCAAGGCACTTATATCTGTAAAAGAGTTAACAGTCCTAGATTTGGTAATACGTTTGAAGTAACCGATGTACCGAACAGAACACACATATTGATTCATGCAGCTAATTTTCCACATGAACTGCAAGGTTGCATAGCCGTAGGAACTGATCTTATGGCCGATAAGGTTGCTGTATCTTCATCACGTAAAGCACTGAATAAACTTTACGAAGAGCTGGCAAATATAGATGAATTTGAATTAGAGATAAAACAACTCATCGTCTAAACCAAATGAAACAATGCAGGATCTGTGAAGAGGTCTTGCAGGATGATAGTTTTTATAAAATAAAACAAAATAAAAAAACAGGTAAAGAATACTATTACAACGAATGTAAATCTTGCCGACATGCTAGAGACAACATAAGGATCTCCAGCACACCAGAACGCTATTTAAAGCAAACCTATAAAGCTTTAAAGCATAACAGGACCAAGGGCCTGACTAATAAACACTACGACTTTGAAATATCAGAGCAAGATCTTGTGGACCAATGGTACAAACAAGATGGTATCTGCGCCTTAAGCGGAATTGAATTAACACACTTAAAAGACGGCAAAGGCAAAAAATGGATGAATGCCACCGTCGACAGAATAGATCCAAGCATAGGTTACGAACGAGACAACATACAGTTAGTTTGTCACAGAGTGAATCTGATTAAACATGATATGAACGAAGAAGATCTAATGTTTTGGGTTGAATCTATTAATGAACATAAACAGTTAAAAGGATTATTACAACAATGGAGTTAATATGGCGGAACTCACCGACAAGCAACAACGCTTTGTGGATGAATACCTCGTCGATTTTAATGCCACACAGGCAGCTATTCGATCTGGTTATTCTGAAAAAACAGCGAGAGCAATAGGAGCAGAAAACCTCACAAAACCTGACATTGCAAAAGCTATACAAAATGCAATGACACAGAAGAAACAAAGGACCGAATTGGATGCTGACTTTGTTATCAAGTCTTTAATGGCTGAAGCAATGGAGCAAGGAGAAAGATCTTCACACGGCGCTAGAGTGCAAGCATTGGCTCACTTAGGCAAAGTATTAGGTATCTTTGCACCGGATAAAGTATCAGTTGATATGAGTCATAAAGATTGGTTGGAATCATTACCAATACCGGATAACGAACATGTCGAACATTAAGTTATCAGCGCTTAGAGACGATTTTAAATACTATGCAAAGCATTGCTTAAACATAGTTACTAAAGACGGTAAGAAAACACCGTTTGTTTTAAACGAAGCTCAAGAAATAGTTTATGACGCTCTGACAGAACAGTACGAAAGAACTGGCAAGGTAAGAGCGATCATTGTTAAGGCCAGACAAATGGGTATATCTACTCTTATAGAGGGAATGATGTTCCATAGGACCACAATGAACCAGAACATGAACACATTTATCTGTTCTCATCTGGCAGAAAGTACATCGTCAATCTTTAAGATGACTAAAACCTTTCTGGATAATTTACCGCATGAAACAGTAAAACCTAGTATTGGTATGCAAAGTGCTAGTGGATTGCATTTTGATGAAATTAACAGCTCATTTAGAGTCGGTACGGCCAGATCTAAAACAACTGGACGTGGAATGACACTACAGAATCTTCATGCGTCAGAGCCTGCTTATTGGGACTTTGCTGAAGACATTACTGCCGGACTGTTACAGGCAGTTGGCAGAAACAGTTGGGTTGTATTTGAATCTACTGCTAATGGACTAAATTGGTTTCACGATCAAGTTAAACAAGCAGAGTTAGATGAGAGTGAGTGGCAGGTTATATTTGTACCTTGGTCTGTAATGGAAGAATACCAGCAGCCAGCCGGTGAAGACTTTGTTTTATCAGATGAAGAACAATTCTTAGTAGAACAATACAAAGTAAACAATGATCAGTTAGCTTGGAGACGTAATAAGATCTTAGAGCTAGGTGATGACAAGTTCAAACAAGAGTATCCAATAAATGTAAACGAAGCATTTATTTACTCTGGACGACCTTTTGTAGAAGAGCGTTATATAACCGCAGCTGAAGAAGAAGTATTTCAACCAGACATGATTGGAGACTTTGATCCGTTGGGTCAGTTTACTCCCAGATCTGACAAGAAAGGCCCATACAAACAATGGGGTGTTGTAGACAAAGGAGTTGATTACTGTATAGGTGTAGACGTTGCAGAAGGCAGAGGCGGTGACTATTCATGTGCACAAGTGGTAAATGAAGAAGGAGAGCAAGTAGCGGTATGGCACGGATACATAGATCCGTTTGAGTTTGGCGACAAGATTCAAAATCTAGCCAGACATTGGAACTATGCATACGTTATCGTTGAAAGAAACAATCATGGCATATCGGTTTGTGATCGTCTTAGACAACTGGATTATAAGAATTTGTACCAAGAAGAAACTTGGGATAGACGCTACGAAGGCCGTAAGTCGCCTAAGATAGGTTTTACGACCACAGCTAAGTCCAAACCATTAATCGTGGACAATTTAGCTTCTATGCTGAGATTAGAAGAGTCCGGCATTGTAGATCTTGAGCTGGTGAAAGAGCTAAGGACCTACCAGATAGATGACAACGGATCCACTAACTCAGCAGCAGGGTGTTATGACGACAGAGTCATGGCTTACTGTTTGGCTTTATTTGGATTAAGAACGCTACCCAAGAAAAGGCCTGTGGTCCTTAGAGATAAATTTGAACCTTTAGATAAAACAATTGGATATTAATGGCAGAAAATTATAAATACGACGAAGATATTGTCGATCAACCTGACATGATGTTAACCGACGATGCGCTCGAAGAAAAAGAGCAACGTATGGATTACGAACAAGAGTCTGAAATGCACTCTCTTGCTTCTAGCATGACTGAAAAGTGGGAAGAGTACAAAAATGCTAGAACTGACATAGAAGATAGATGGCTTGAAGATCTAAGGGCATTTAACAGTCAATACGATGCAGATGTATTAGGTAAAGTTAACGCATCAGACGGCAAAAGATCAAAAGTTTATGTTGGCTTGACCAGAACTAAATGTATCGCCGCATACAGTCGTATAGTTGATTTACTGTTTCAAGCCGGTGATCGTTTTTGGAATATAGAACCTACACCTATAGCAGACATAGGGCCACAAGCAGAGCAAGACCTAGCTCAACAGGCTATACAAGAAGTTACACAGCTAACTGGAGAAAATCCTATAGATTCAAGAGAATTGATAGGAGCAAGAATGGATGAGTTGGCTGGAGATTTCCAAGACGAAATGCAAGCAAGAGCGCAACAAGCTTCTGATGACATGCAAACACTAATTGACGATCAGTTAGTAGAGGAAGACGCAGAGATCAAAATAAAACAAGCCTTGATGGAAATGGTGATTATGGGATCCGGCTGCATCAAAAGCGCAACTATCAAAATAAAAAAGACAGAAAGATTTTTTCAAGATCCAACAGACGGACAATTTACTTTAATGTATGAAGAAGAGCCTGCTCCTGATATAGAAGCAGTATCTATCTTTGACATATATCCAGATCCTTATGCTTCTACAATGAATGAAGCTGATGGATTATTCCGTAGACACATATTGAATAGATCACAATTCAAAAGACTGGGTGAGTCAGATGGATTTGATCAAGATCTAATTGATCAATGTCTAAGAATGTATGCAGAAGGCAATCACACGGAAGCATCACACGAAAAAGAAAGACGTGATATCGCTAATGTAAATAGATTGGGTGAATCAAATCGTTTTGAAGTATTAGAGTATTGGGGCCTAGTAAGTGGTCATGATCTAAAAAATTATGGCATAGATATAGAGGATGAGTCAGACCAATATCAAGCTAATGTATGGATATCTAGTGGCAAGGTATTAAAAGCACAGTTGAATCCAATCATGACTCAAAGGATTCCTTATCAGATATTTCCATACGAAAAAACACCACATCAGTTTTGGGGAGTCGGTGTAGCTAGAATGATGAGAGATTCACAAGCAACTATGAATGCTGCAACCAGAATGTATATAGACAACATAGCTATATCTTCTGCTCCTATGATAGAGGTCAATTCAGACCTTCTAGCAGCCGGTGAAGATCCAACAGACATATACCCTATGAGAGTGTTTATACGTGAAGGAGGCGACGCTTCTGTGCCTATGATGCGCTTTTACCAACCAAACAATGTTACGCAAGGTTTAGGAAACATAATAGAAATGTTTAGAACCTTTGCTGATGAAACAACAAGCTTACCAAGCTACACTCACGGCGAGCAAAGCCGTGGTTTAAATAAAACAGCTACTGGTATAAGCATGTTGATGGGAGCCGCTAACGTGGCCCTAAAAAGCACTATAAAAAATATAGATGATTATTTGACTAAGCCTTTGATTGAATCCTTGTACTACTGGAATATGGAGTGGCACGAAGATGATGCAGTTAAGGGAGATTCAAAAGTTGTAGCTAGAGGCTCTAGTGCGCTAATTGCTAAAGAAATGCAATCACAGCGCTTACTACAGTTCCTAGAGATAACAAGTAACCCTATGGACGCACCGTTGATAAAACGCAAGCAATTGCTAGAGGATGTCGCAGCGTCTATGGATATTGATCCTGAACAAGTAATAGTAACAGATGAAGAATTACAGCAAGCTATCAGAGCCTCAATGCAGGGCGATCCTAATGCTAACCCAGACCAAGGAATGGAAGCACCTACAGGACCACCTTCTGGAGAGATTGACCAGATGCAGGGATAGGCTAGAGATAAGCAGAAATGAAGAAGAATTCTATCGCGAACAAGGTATAGCAGCAGAGCTGAGATACATGCAAACGATCGATGAAACGGCGAAAGCCGTATTGGAGAATGGGAAACGGTAAGACCACCCCATTCAATTTGTTAAACAACCGTGGATACCTAGCGAAAGCTAGACCCTAGAGAGGTTATTATGGCAAAAGTTGACCCAGAGCAACTCGAAAAAGAAGCCGATGAACTTATGGCTAAGTTGAGTGAAGAAGTAGATACACCTTCTGAACCTGAGACAGATAATGTAGAAAAGGAACCAGCTACAGAGGAAGTTGAACACACAGAAGAAACCGTCGAAGCTGAATCACAAGAAACAGAGCAACTCAACCCTGACGTACCAGAGGATACTGAGATATTAGAGGCATCGGAAGAGGTACAGGACACTGAAGAAGTCAAGGATGAACCTTCTGAAGAATCAAGTCCAGATGATAGTGTGTTTGAAGAACGCTATAAAAATGCACAAGCAAGGATGACTAAAGCAACTCAAGAAGCTTCAGATCTTCGTAAAAAGATATCTGAAATGGAAGAGAGATTAAACTTTAGAGAGCAATTGCAAACAAAAACTACACCTGTTGAAAATACAGAAGTAGAAGGAGATCTTAAATCACTGATGGAAGATTATCCTGATATTGCAAAACCCTTAATAAGTAAAATTAATACTTTAGAAAACCAACTCAATAACACTGCACAGAACCAAGAGCAACGTGAAGAGGAAAGAATAATGGCGGAGCATGTAGCTGCGATTAAAGCGGCCCACCCAGATCTTGATGAAGTACGCACTAGCGATGACTTCCAAGGCTGGATGCAACGACAAAGTAATTTTTATCAACGCATTGCAGAAGAAGGATCTAGTGAAGATGTAATTGAATTGCTTAATGTATATAAAAAAGCGGTCGGTTATGACGCACCAATTGTCGACAGTTCATCTAAAAAGGCTGCCAAGTTAGAAGCTGCAAAAAAGGTCGCAGACCCTAAGCTGCCAAAAACTAGACAGTCGTCGAGTGGCAATCAGAAAGCCAGTTTTACTGTTGATGAAATAGCTCGTATGACTCCAAAACAATTTGAGAAGTACGAGAAAGAAATCGACAAAGCGTATACTGGCGGAAGGATTGCTATAGATTAACTTAACCCTAAAAGGTGAATAATAATGGCATTCCCTACTTTTAGCGCTGCCCAACAAAAATTTATACCTGAAGTATTCTCTAAAAAGCTTCAAGCTAAATTTTATGCGGCTAGCGTATTACCTCAAATTTCCAACACAGATTGGCAAGGCGAAATCAGCGGTCAGGGTGACAAAGTCCACATCAGATCAGTACCAACGGTAGCGATCAATGATTACACAGGATCAGTCACTTACGCAGATGTCACCACAACCGACACTGAGTTGTTAATTGATCAAGCAAAATACTTTGCTTTTAACGCTGATGACATTTTGGCACAACAAAGTGACATCGACATGGTTAACCAAGCATCCCAAGACGCTGCTGAACAGATGAAAATTTCTGTAGACACAACTGTACTAGGTGCTATCTATTCTGGTCTTTCCGCTGGAGTAGATGACACAGGTGCTGTGGCTAGTAGCTCTACAATGCTTGGCTATGTTTTAGATGCAGGTCAGAAGCTAGACGAAGCAAACGTACCAGAATCTGGTCGTTTCTTAGTATTAGCTCCTAAGCACATCAACATGTTGAAACAATCAGACCTTAAGTCTGTGAATATCACTGGTGATGGAACATCTCCATTGAGAAATGGCAAGGTTGGAACTATCGACAGATTTACTGTTTATAGCTCAAACAACCTACCTACAGTCTCAGGTCAAAAGATGTCTTATGCTGGAACCAAGCATGGTATTGCTTTTGCAAGTCAGATTTCACAAGTTGAAACTGTAAGAAGAGAAGCTACTTTTGGCGACGGAGTTAGAGGCTTAAATGTCTTTGGCTACAAAGTTGTTAAAGAAGACGCTCTTTGCTTGATGAAACTTACGTAAAGAACCCTTAGACAGGGTTTATTACTCAACTGTCTAACTGAAGAGGGACGTGTAAAGCGTCCCTTTTCATTATTAAAAGGAAAAACTATGAACTTACAAGAAATGAACAAAGAGGAACTTGCAAAGTTTGCTCAGGATAACTTACGCAGGACCATCAATAAAAGAAAGAAAATTGATGAGATTAGGGACGAGATCAAAAAAGAATTGGATGATAGAAATATAACGGCCGACGAAGCTATAGAGGCTGTTGAAAAAGAAGCTATAGAAGAATTAAAACAAAGTGAGCCATCTCTTAATACTGATTGGAGTGGCAACGAAATTAAATATTTAAAAAATAAAGCAGGAATTGTTCATGAGGCGACTCCGATCTTGATTCAACAGATGAAAGTTATGGAATTGATTCCTTGTGACGCACCTGACAACAAGGAGTAACTGTGCCAAAGAAAACACTAGAACAAATACAGAAAAGTAAGGGAGCTATTTCAGAAAAAGAAATGAGCCGTATTGCAATAAACCCAAAACTTAGTCAAAGACAAAAATCTTTTTCTAATTTATTACAGAGAAGTAAAGGTGCTATTTCAGAAAAAGAAATGTCACTATTAGAAAAAGACCCAAGGAGAAAGAAGTAATGCCAAAAGCTGGAAAAGGCTATATGAGAGATGGAGCCAAAAAGAAAACTAAAAAATCTCCAAGCAGAAAAGTAAAAATTACTAGGAAAAA